TAGCCTTGATAATATTTCCGACCACTTCCGTTCCATCCTTTTCTTTCTTTTTGCTGAGATAAATGATCGTACTTGCTGCGTATTTGAGTCCAGAACCTCCCCCCATTTCTTTCGTTGGTACGTAAGCTCCGATGACATCGTATGTATGATTTGTGACAATGAGTGGAACATTTGCTTGACCTAGTTTAAGTGTTAGCATTCGAAATGCACCTTTCACAAGTTGCGATTTAGTCATGTCACGAACTTGCTTATCGTTCAGTGCGTCAGTGATTTCTTTCTCGGTAGAAAGCATACCAAGAGAATCTAGCACAAACATACATGGTTTGCGTTCTTCCACAGGTTTTTTTAAGTATAGGTCTACCGCTTTGAGCGCCTTTGTACGAAACTCTTCGATAGTAACAACATTAACAACAACCAGACGAGAAGTATCAATTCCACGCGATTCTACAAGTGATTTGGTGATAGCGGCTTCAGTATCAAAATAGAGACAATAACCATCGGGATTGGTATCAAGAAAATTCTTAACAACGGCGAGCGAGAAGAAAGTTTTTCCAGTACTAGACTCTCCAGCAATAGCAGTAATCTTGTTCCCAGATACACCGCCAAATATGCTACCTGAAACCAGTGCATTAAAAATGTATGAACCCGTATCAACATAAGTTTCTGTATCGTCTATATCAGATGCTAACTTGGTATAGTCATCGCCAATTTCTTTTACAATATCTTTTAAGAAGTCCATCAAGAAAAAAATGAATCAAGGTTTACTGTTTTTTCTACTTTCCACCCAATAGAATCAAGAATAATTTTGAGTGGTTCTAGAAATGCTTTCTCAAATTGTAAATCATGATCTATGTATTTGTCAAGATTTAGTTCTTTGGGAAATTCTTGAATGAATGAAATAATATTTTCGTGAATGTTATTTGGTTTTTTTAAATAAACAAATTTAATCTTTTCACCATTTTGAATTAGTGAATATTTGTTTGTGAGTTTTTTATCTTTGATGTAGTAATTGAAAAGAAGTGCTCCACGAACATGAATTGGAGTTCCCTTTGCATAGATAGAGTTTGAATCTTTGTACTTCTCAACATCAGAAGCTGACCTGGGAAATGCTATTTGCTCTGCTGGGAGTTTTTTAAATTCAGAACGACAGTTATCAATAAATTCAATAACATCATCCTCTGTTCCACTCATCATCATTTTGAGAGCATCTTTAATCATCTTTCTGCATGGAGCAGGAGTAGAAGATTTAACTGCCTCAATACCCATCATTTTCAGTTTAGGTTCTTCATAACGAACACCTTCACTATCCCATACATTAAGAATGTATCGTTTCTTGGCAGTCCAAATTCCACGATCAGCAATGTTCTCTCGCTTCATTTGCATTTTTTGGTCATACGCATTGACGTATTCAGCCAATTCTTGGTAAGAACTTTCAATATACTTTTCAAGTTCCAAAGAACAGATCTTATCAAGGAACGAAACAACGCTCTCAGTAGTTTTCTCTCTTCCTTTGTATACACTCTCGACCAAAGGACCCATATTAAGGTAAATAGAATCAGTATCCGAAGCAATAACATAATCAACTCCATTAGTTTTGAGAACCTTGTTTAGATAGGCATTCATCTTATTCTCAATCCAACGGATTGACACTTGACCAGACAAGGTGATTGCCTCAGCATTTTCCAATTTATAGTAACGAAAATATTGATTACCAATAGCACCATAAGCAGAGTTCAAAGAAATCTTCTTCGCCATCTGAATATTATTGCAACGGGCAATCTCTTTTACCAGTTCTTTGTTCTTTGTCTTTTCATATTGTTTTTTTGCTTCAATCATCTTCTTTTTAAAGATGACTCGATCCTGATACATTTTTTCCATTAGTTCAGGAAGAAATCCTCGAACGTCCTTTCGGAACATTGCGCCATTTGCACATACAGAATAGTCCTTATACATCTCAAAGTTGATTTCTCCTTTGAGGATTTTATCGACAGACACTGTTGGATGCCTTTCATCAACAAGTGTTTCTGGTGAAATGTTGTACTGCATAATCAGGTGAGGATAGAGGGAGTTAAGGTCAAACGAAACTACCCAATCATACTTTCCTGGAATTGGTTCTTTTACATAAGCACCAGCATATTTTTCATTCTTCTGGGACTTATTCCTTGGAGGAATTACAATATCTCTCTTTTTAAGATAGTTGTAGATTATGTTGTCCCACATCCTCACCTGATAGAAAACGTCAACATAATTTACCTTAGCATCATATGCCATGGTAAGTGCCAACTCAATAAGTTTCATCTTGTCTTCCAAACGGTCAACAAGTTCCACGTCAACGATGTTGTACTCAATAAACTTCTGCCATCCCTGAGTATAGAAATCTTTAAAGGTATCAAACTCTGAGTGGTCAAGTTTCTTCTGACCAAGTTCTACCTCAGCAATATAATCCAAGCGATAAGATTCTTGGGCTTTGTAAGTGAACTTTTTATAGAGATCAAGATAGTCAAGTTGTGTCAATCCACCAACATCGAAAGTTGTGTGTTTGCGACCATTGATATAAATCTCACCCTCTGTTACAAGTCCCCAATTAGAGAATCGCTTCATTAGTTTCTCGCCAAGAACTCTATTGAGACGCTTACAGATATAGGGAATATCATACAACTGAATGTTCCATCCTGTCACAACATCAGGAACATCAACCATCCAATAGTTAATGAAACTATTGAGAAGTTCATACTCACTTGGACAATGGTGATAAGTCACATTGCTTTGTTTATTATTAAATGGTTTTACTCCCCAAGTAATAATTTTCTTGGTCGTATAATCCTGAATTGTAATCGCAAGGATTTCTTCCACACAAGACTCCACATCGGGGAATCCTTGTTCAGAGGCAACCTCAATATCCAAAGTTACAAGTTTGATTTTGCTAATATCAAACTTAATTTCATCCTCTGGATATTTTTGCGAAATATATTGATAGATATAGCGATCATTTCCATAGATCTCAAACCCATCAATCTCATCATACTTTTTGTAGAACTCACGACAATCCCTTACTGTTCCCGGATTAATCGGTTCTACTGCTTCACCACTTAATGTTCTATACTTAGAATCTTTTTTAGTTTTTACAAAAAGAGTTGGGAAAAACTCATCTCTTGTCTCAAATCTTTTACCACTATCTACTCCACGAACCAAAAATTGATTTCCAATCAATTGAACATTAGTGTAAAATCTCATTCTTTAATCAAGTCCTCATATTTTTCAAGTAGAGTAGGAGTTGGATCTGAAAGTGTCAGAATCTTATCCGAACTCATCATAAATGTATCTTGTTTCGTATAACCAGAAAGGAATGGTTCTAGTGTTTTATCATTTCTAACGACAAATGGTTTTACTAACTTACAGTCAGGTTCGCCAATGTCAGCACCAACTTCTTCAATCTGACTTATCAAAATCTGATTGTTCAATAAAAGCAATACTTTGGTCATTTTACTAAATCCTGTGCAACTATTCTACCAAGAAAAAAGAGGGGAGTCAACCTGGATTTTGCCAGGGTCCCCTCGCGCCGACGATATTCAGTTATATTTATAGATAATCTTTTCTCTTATGATGATCAGGAACAATTTTCTTTAAGTTGACAGAGAGGAGTCCATCTTCAAAGAATACATCTGCGACTTCTGTATCATCTGCCATTGTCCATGCTCTCTTGAAAGATCGTTGAGCCAGTCCCTTATGGACGTAGTTGGTATCGGATTCCTTATCCTCCTTTTGTCCCTCAACGAAAAGTTTTCCATCTTGCGTATAAACATAGACTTCTTTCTTTTTAAATCCAGCGAGTGCCAATTCAAGTCTTGATTCTACGTTACTGACTTGAACAAGATTATATGGTGGATAATTAGATGTAGTTTCGTGAAGATGGAACAGACGATCAAAATATTCATCCATTCCAATTGAATTGCGAGTAATTCTATCCATCAGAGCAGGAAGATCCGCAGCAGTATACCTTGTTAGGTTAGTCATTATGGTAGCTCCTTTAAAAGCGAGTTTGTGTTGTGTGGATCCTTACGGCATCCATTACTAATTATACAAGAAACGAAAAAAAGAGGAGGGGTAAAAACCCAACCTCTTTTTAGGGTGTTCCGACTTTTGTAGAGACCGCACGAAAGGTCTCACATCTATTTAGTCTGGTTCTACTCCTTTTCCCTTCTTACCAATATTATATTTCTGTTCCAGAATCCAGTCTCCCTTATCTTTATAAGAAAGAACCTTGATTTGATTTAGAGGTGCAATATCAGATACAGAGTCTGCTTTTACAACAGTGATAAGTCCCCAATCAGCAAGAAGACGTGTAATTCGATTACGTCTCTGCACATCATTAACCGTCAGGTTAGCATGTTTGCCGTCCAGAGCAAACAGTTCCTTAAAATGAACGATATAATACTTACCTTGTTTGTGAAGAATATGGCAAGATTGATAGAGTTTTTTCTCCTTTCTCGATGCAACTCCGATACGTGTCAAAGTTTCACGAACTTTCAGAAAATCATCAGGTTCATTAAGAATAACTTCTACCATTTGGTCCTGAGACCATTCAACAGTAGGTTCTACCGTAGTAGTCATTTTGTTCCTCCAATATCAAGTCGTTTTTTGATGAAAGTAAGTTGTTCTTTTGTCAGGATTTTCAGTGCTTGGGATGCTTTCTCATTACTATAACCATAGTATGATTTAACACATTCTAAGTCTGTAACCTTATTCTTTCGGAGCCAGGGAGAAAATCTCTTCTTTTTCCTTAGACTATTTAGATAAAACAAATATTGCATATCTTTATCCAAGTGAGAATTGATATTCATTTCATTTGCATACATAATACAATCTATATGCCCAGACAAACAACGGTTAATAATGTATGGGGAATATTCTCTAATTGTTGATGGATCTTCCATCAAATTTTCTTTTGTCGAATTAATCGAGTTTAACCAGTCCTTCAATTCCATAATTAAAAAGCAGAAGTTCTTTACGTTGTTTTTGCTCACGCATATATTCACCAACCGAACGCATCGTATAAGTCAAATCAAACTCAGCGGCAGTCCATTTTCCACCAAGAAAACGATCTTTCACTAACTGATCGGTATTATAACTTACTAACATATCCATATTATTAGAGTTACAATCAGCAGCAAACTTATCGTGATCAAATCCTTTGTGCATTGATCCCTTGTTCCCATAGAGATTATCCTTAATATCATAAGGAGGATCGAGATACATAAAAGCACCCATATTTCCATCCATCAGATAATCGTAGGAATAGTTAGTTATACGCCAGTTTTTAATTAACGCAGAATAAGCAGGCAGTTTTTCGATCCCGCGCATAGAGAAGTTGGAATTCGATGCCTGTTCTGAAAATGATGAACTCTCTGTGAGACCAGAGAAACTGCACTTATTGACAACATAGAAAGCCACAGCACGATCAATACTGGGCAAATCTTGGTCATTGACCTTCTCCTTAGAAACTAGAAAAAGTTGCCTTGCTTTATCTGGGGTATTGCAAGTGCTTTTAAGAGTTGTAAGTGCATCTGAAAGATCAGTGCCAAACATCTGGAGTTGTTGCCAGAAATTTACGAGAGGTTCATAAAGATCATTCACCCAAATATCTAGGTTAGGATGTTTCTTAGTGACATAAATCGCAACACTTCCGCCGCCAAGAAATGGTTCTCGAAACTCATCATAATTACGAAGATCGGGAAAATAAGGATCCATCTTAGTGCAAGCACGAGATTTTCCACCAGGATAACGAAGGGGGGTTTTAAGAGTTTTCATCAAAGATGCTCCTCAATCAAAGAAAATATACCATCAACATCACAATCATTTTCAAAAGGAGTAACGTTATGTACAATCATAGTATAATCACTCTTTTTCAATACACATTTAGGGTCATTTGCAGTCTCATCAACACATTCGTAAACTTTATCCCATGTAGTATATCCGACAGACATAGATTTAGTATCAACTAAAAGCATATAATCAAATGTTTTAATTAAATCCTCTTTCTTCCAGTCTTTCTTGTCTTTACCTGAAGGATGAAAATTTTTCAGTACAAATGGTTTACAGTCACCAGGATTTTTACATGTATTAAACATTCCAAGTTGACTTTTCATTTCAACAGATTCGCCCGTTTCTTTTATAATAAAATCTCTACCATTGTCAAAAAGTCCAACATGGGTCAATTGATTATCAGACCATTTATAAAAAGACTTCTCAGTATAATGGGCACGAAGTCCTCTAAAAGAAGAACTTTTCATTTGTTTTGTATTGGATGCATTTACCCATCCAAAAAATCTTTCAAAATTAACGCGAGAAAAATCAATACTCATAATAAAAAAGTTATTCAAATTCAGATGTTGTATTTGTTATTTGTTTAATAGGTGTTTCGTAGGGGACTATACAGGATACGGTTATCTCAGTTGATTTTGTTGCATCTGCCATCTCACGATATCCAGTCCCAACATAAATTTGACCGCCAACTACGGCAACTGCCATAGCACCCCAAAACACATAATACCATTGAGATTTAATTTGATGTCTAATATTTTTCATATATTTAAATTAAAAGAAAATGTCATTCGCATTTCATTTGTTGAATCCGATTCTGAAACATAATGCATCAGATGTGGAGGAAATAGTACTATATCTCCACTATCAACAAAAGGATACCATTCTTGATAATAAAATTCTTTTAAATTACTTTTTTGTTGATTAGGAAAAAGTTGTGTTCTACACAGATGCGAATCTCTTACAAAAATCGTAGGAGAAGTGGTTCTATAATAATAGATCCCAGACCAATATGGATTATTACTTCCACAACATCCAAAATGTGAATGAAGCTCTTGTCCCTGATTTTCATAATAAACATTATACCAAAACTCTATAAAGTTAGAAAAATGTGGTATTTTTAATTCATCAAATTGTTTATTAATGCAATCTTGTAAATCTTTTTTTAAATCATCTCTAACTATTCCATTAACATACTTATCGTTATCTAAAATATTTGGAAAAGTTGTATATAAGTCAACTTTCCATTCACTTGGTTTATTTGTAGATTTGGGTATATTTGGAAAATTATATTTTTGATGCTTGTCAAATTTAAACTGAATTACTGGGGTTGAAAAAATGTGGTGTACTTTAAGTTCGGTCATTTAAACTCACACTCACACATAATTTCAGTTAGTGCTGCTAAGAGGTTAATCTCCTGGTCGGCACAAAAAGCACATTGGTATTGGTACTTAGCAATAACAAGAACGGCAGCAGGGATAGATTGGGGAAGTAAGCAATCATAAGAGGCGTCATAAACCCTGCGAAGAAGACTAGAAGCATCGTTGTCCAGGTTGGAGACCACCCACTTTCGTACTTCTGAGAAATTTTTATCTTTGAGATTTTTGATGAGTTCATTTACAGAGATATCAGAGAAAGATGCAAGAATGCCTGAGTCAATTTTGCCGCCAGTAGAGTATCGTTGAATTTCGTTTAGGACTCTGCGGAAGTCTGGGAAGTGTTTCGATACAAGTTCTGCAACAACTTTTTGATCATACTCAATTTTTTCTGCATCCAAGATTGATTGAAGTCGTT